GTTAATAATCTAGAACCTATAATTGATGAAAGTTCAAATACTCTTAAGATAATTGATACAACCCCCATCCCAGGATATTCAGGAATTGCCCCTGTAACACCATATTCACTTCAATTGTATGGTTATCATAAAGAAGGCACCCAATATACTTCCAATTTTATTAGAAATATAGATCTAAAAACAGCTATTACCCCAGAATATGCTACAATGATTACAGTTGGAGCTACTGCAGGTGGTTATGTTAAAGGTACTGAAGCAACAGCATTCTCAAAATGGAATGTAGGTTTAAAAGATAGATTTAAAGAAGATTTTACCCCGGGAGCTAAAGTATCAATAAAACCTGCAGGTGGAGAAGATGAAGCTGAATATAATTATGTAACTAAATTTATTAGTGGAGCAGGATATACTCAACGTTATGGATTTACTAGTTTTACAGAAGGAAAATTTAAATTAGTAGATGATATTATTGAAGGTAATATTTCCGTTGTAACGGAATATTACAAATACTTACTTTCCAAAAACAGAAACGAATCAGGAGGTACTATTGGCTTTATTCCATTTAAATTAAGTTTTTCAATGGATGGACTATCAGGAATAAAAATATATAATAAATTAAATGTTAATACTGAATTTTTACCTAAAGCATATGGTAAAAATATGGATTTAATTATAACAGGAGTTAGTCATAAATTGGCTAATTCTGATTGGGAAACAAGTATAGAAGCAACAGTAATACCTAAAGCAGGATCCCAATCAGTAGTTGAAATTCCTAAAACAGTTATTCAAGATTCTATAGATAATGCAGAAAAAGCTATTAAAGGAGCCCAAATTACATCTTGCAACCAACTTCCACCAGCTAAGGGATTGTCTAGTTCTGTTAAAGGTTTAATTAAAGCTTCCACTACAAAAGATAGTACTATAGTCCAAGCTATTGTTGATAATTTAGAAGGAGGATATTATCATCCTACCCACGCATATAGTTCTCAAACCAAAACATTAAAACCATCATTCTCAGTATACAAAAATTCTGGAGAAACATTATACGGTATTGACCGTTTTGCAGGAAATACAGAAGGAATAAAACAAGGTCCTAAAAATCAAACGGGTATAAATTTCTGGGCAGCCGTGGATGCTATTTCTGGATTTGGTTCTTATAAAGATACTGCTAGAACAACAAAAACAGGGGTTTGGAACATTACTAAAAACCCAATAAAATCTAATGGATGGAGTTGGAACTATATGCCCAAACCATCAGATTCAGGATATAATACACTTCAAACAAATCTACAAAAATATATTTCGTCTCAGTTTACATCATTCTCTAAAAGATATTTTGGAAGTCATCCTGTAGGAAAATTAGTAGAAAGTGATGGAAGACTTAAATTCTTATTTTATAGAGCTACGTGGAATGGGGTTGGTTTCTTCCAAAAATACGCTAATAACCTAAAAGCAGTCTATGATAAAGGTGAAAGAGATATTGATAAATTAATTTGTGCTGACCTAACATTTAGATATAATAAAAAATCATCAGCATTCAAACCTGGGGTATCTAAAATGGCATATATGATAGATTATAAAAAACCATAATAATTAAAAAATGTATTATCCAAAATCCCAAATAAAAACAAATTTATATACTAGTGGTAAAGAATATTCTCTTTCAACTACAAAAGAAGAATATATAGGATATTACTATGAAATTTCAACAGGACAACAATTTACAGGCAAAACACCTCAAGATGAACCTAATATTTTTCTTCAATTATCTGATTCCTACCCAAACCCAACAATAGAAAACCAATCAACAACCCCAGAAGAAATTATATCTTTACAATCAACTGACTATATCCCTTCAAACATACCTACAATTAGATTAATTCCTAAATTCAACCCTACTACCCCAACAACTCAGGATCAACAACAAGGACAATTCAACAGATATTTCTGTAAAAAAACAAATGAATTAAAATATCTTGAAATAGATAAAAACACATACCAAAAACTACAAAACAAAGATCCAAAAATAGCATGGGATTTATATAACCCCGTTCAAATAATTTGGTTAATTCAAGGTAATCAAGAACAAGTATACAATTCAAATAAAGGATCTGTTATTTCAATAGAACAAAATAAGGGATGGATTAGTTTTTCTCAATACTTTAAGAACGATTTTTCAAAATATTACTTGGGATCCTAAAATATAGTTTGTATCTTTAAAGCATGTATTGGCTTATAGAAGATATTAAACATATAGAAACACTTTGTCGCATTAGTTATCAAGAAGCTTATATTGATATTATTCCATGCTCATACAACTTACATCCTATTGAAAATAGTGTGTGTGCTATCTATCTTAAACCAAAAGATGATCCAAAAGGATACATTATTCCTATAAATCATAGTGAAACAATAAACTTTGAATTAGAGGAAATAGAAAAGGTATTAAACAGTATTAAAAAAATCTATGTAAGGGATAGAAAAGAATTTTTACATTACTTTCCTATAAAGCACTGTTACCAACCATCACCCTCCCCCCATACGTATATACCTCAATTAACACAAGCTCACACGCAGTTATACAATAGGTATCCGGAAATACAAAATCTAAACACTATTGTACCGATTGTAAAACATTATGAGGTATGTGAACAAAACTACACTAATTTTAATGGTTTAAACCAAAACACATTTTACAATAAGGCGGCATTGGTGTTTAATCAACTAGAACGAGCGGGTATAAAAGTGGACCAAACCAAATTCGAGCAGTACTTCGATAAAGAAGCAAACGAGTTTATATACACGCAATATAACCTAAACACATTAACAACAAGACCCTCAAACGCGTTTGGGGGAATTAATTTTTCAGCTTTAGATAAAAACAATGGAGAAAGAGAGTGTTTTATACCGCGCAATAATTCATTTATTGAAATGGATATCAGTGCTTACCATCCTACTCTTTTGGCTAACTTATTGGATTACACTTTTGATAGTGATGATATTCATGGGAGTTTTGCTAAAATGTATGGAGTGGACTACGCCAAAGCAAAAGAAATAACCTTTAAACAAATATATGGAGGTATTTGGAAGGAATATCAACACCTTGAATTTTTTAAAAAAGTAACAGCATATACAGATGATTTATGGGATGAATTCCAATATGGAGGAAAAGTCATATGCCCCCTTTCAGGTCATGAGTTTGTAAGAGCGGAACTGGAAAATATGAATCCATCAAAACTTTTGAATTATGTACTTCAAAACTTGGAGACCGCAAATAATGTTAATATATTATACGATATTTTCAAAGTGTTACGAGGGAAAAATACTAAACTCGTATTATATGTGTATGATTCGTTTTTATTTGATTATGATAAAAGTGAACCAGATGTAATGCTTAAAATATTAGGAATATTTAATAAATATAAATTGCAAACAAAAATTAAAAAAGGCATAAATTACGCCGATATAAAATAAAAGTTATGTGCAATACTCTCGAAGAACCCCGTCATATGTATAATCAATACGATTATGATGTTACATTTGAAAATTTATTAATGAATAATAGACTGTTTTGTACTTTTACTGCATTAGCTGATTTAGATGCGCTAGTAAATGAACTGTCAAGTCGTTATGTGATTATGTACGACAAAATGTTTGTGCTTCATATCAAAAGCAATAACGAATATGTTGTTACATATAATGTAGATCAAGGAAATATAACTGACATTCCCGAAAATACCATTTTGGTACACAGAAAAAAAGAATCAAATACTTTATATACAATAAACGCATTAAACGAGTTAATCAAAAGATTAAACGGCGGAGTTGTTGATACTCACTTCCCAGTGAATTGGCAACATTATAAAAATTGTATATTACTTACCCAACACAATGAAATCAAGCAACTAAACACAAAGATTTTTAAAATCGTTGAAGTATAGTTGGTTCCCCAAATAAAGGTTATTATATTTAAGTTGTAAACAAATAAATTAGTTATATTATGAATCTAGATGCTATCAAGAAAAAACTTGAGTCAATGCAAAAGGCACCCTCATCAGGTGGCGGCTCAAATAACCAAACTAAGCGCTTTAAGCCACAGATTGGTAAACAAACGGTTCGTGTTGTTCCGTTCAAATACAACAAAGAGTTTCCATTTACGGAAATGAAATTCTACTACGGTATTGGTAGTAAAAAAGTAATTGCTTCTCCATTAAACTGGGGTGAGAAAGATCCAATTGCTGAATTCGCAAAACAATTGCGTGGTACAAATGACAAAGAAAACTGGCGTTTGGCTAAGAAATTAGATCCGAAAGTTCGTATCTTTGCTCCTGTAATCATTCGTGGACAAGAATCTGAAGGTGTTCATATGTGGGAATTTGGTAAAGAAATTTACGAAGCATTCTTACAAATGGCTGCTGATGAAGAAGTAGGCGATTTCACAGACATCATGACTGGACGTGATATTAAATTGGTTACAGTAGGACCTGAATCAACTGGAACTGTCTATAACAAGACAACAATCCAACCATCTATGAAAATGTCATCATTATCTGAAGATAATAAAGAATTAGAATTGTGGTTAGAAGATCAAGTTAATCCAAAAGAATCTTACAAAATGTTACCATTTGATGAGATCAAAGCTGCATTACAAGAATGGTTAAATCCTGAAGAAGAAGCTGAGGAAGAATTTCCTGCAGATGGTAAATTAACTGTAAAAGAAGAACCACAATCAAATTATAGCCTATCTGCAAAACCAGTAGCTAAAAAATCAAAAGCAGATGCATTTGATGATTTGTTTGAGGAAGATGATGATATGCCATTTTAATTTA